AAAACGCCGGCGCTCGCATCGGCGGAGGAGAAAGTATAAATCCCCGAGGCGAAATTCACGGAGTACTGACCGGCCGCAGACGGGGTCGTCACCCGGTTGAAGCGCTTGCCGCTGGTGGCATAGGCGACGCCGAGGTCGTCATTGTAGTTGGTCGCATTGGCGACGGTCACGGTATATGGCGTCACCATCGGAATACTGGCGGCCTCCAGCTGCGACACGGCAAATTGGCCGGTAGCCGGTGTGAGGCCAAAAAAAATGTCGGAATACAGCAACCCGAGGATCTGCGCGAACTTTGCCTTGCCGGAGATCTTCCCTTGTCCGCGCGCGATCGCCACCGGGAACTGGAGCTGCCCGTACAGCGGCTTGTCGGTCCAATCGAAATCGATCTGGATATCCTGGAGCACGCCGAACTGGCGCGGCCCAATCCCGGACCCGGTGACATCGGTGCGCTCACCCCAGACTGCACCGGAGCCGAAGCTCAATTGCATGTCAAATACTCCCTTTTCAACAGCCGCTTCAGCGCCTCCTTGGCGGCAAATGCGGCATTCCAAGCTTGCGTATCGCGAGCGACAGCCGAGCCGTGAAAATTGTCCTGCCACCAGCGCTCGATCAGCTGGTCGATCGAAATAGTCGTGCTGTCCGAGGCGGTTGAGCTTCCGGCATGATCCCCGGGAACGGCCGCACTCCCCTCGGAACCTTCCAGGGCCATTCGCATCCTCCTATGAGCAATTGATTGGTATGGACCTTGGGTCGTGGTCAGACGCATAAGATCTCGACCGGGACGATCGCGATCGCCTGGTCGCCGAGCACGCCCTCGTCGGTTTCGACCTTTCCGGCGATGTATGCATGCTGCACCATTGCCGGCAATCCGAGGTCTTGGATGCCTGTCGCCGGCGATGGCGCCAGTGCCGCCTCGAGCGCGTCTAGCAGCGGGTTCAGCAGCATTGCCGGTGCCAGGTAGCCATCGCTCGAGTGGACATAGATGTAGAAATCGGCGTATAGCGTCCAGGCGATTGGCGATCCCAGAGCCTTGGTCACGGCCTGCCCGCCTTTTTCGGCCATGAACAGCGCCGGCTGTTCAGCCGGAGCCACGTCGGTCCAGTGTCGCAGTCGACGGTTGGCGCTGGCAAAATTCGCCGCTCCAGCACCGAGGGTCCAGAGCGCCGCGTAGATCGCCTCACGGATGATCATCGATCTCACCCCGGTCGTGACGAGTTCGGTTCGGTCCAGTCATTGGGATACCGCTTCGGTCAAGGCGGCCTGCACCGCACCGCGGATTGTCGGCTCAATGTCGTCGAGCGCCGATCGCAAAAATGATCGCTCGGGGAGATCCATACGGCGCTCGTATGCCCGCACATTGATCGTCTTCCCGGCGATCGGACGACCAAACGCTTCCTTGATACGCCGGAGACTGGCCCTGACGCTCACCGTCCCGGTAAAACCGTATTCCTGTGCTCCGGCATAGCGGCTGTCGCTAAAAACAGTGGCGGTGATGGTGCCCCCGCCGTTATCGACCGAGAGGTCGATGCTCGACCTCAGCGATCCGGTGCGGCTTCTGAGCACCTGCCCGCCGAGCTTGTCTTGCCGCACCTCGCGCTGGAGCTCGATCCCCAGCCGGGTGATTGCGCACAGAAGACCCGAATTGACCGCGCTAGGCAATGCGCGCAGGCGCTCTATCAGCTGCTGGTCGCCGATGAGATAACCCGTGATCACACAGCACCGGCAAGCGTGGCCGCGTCGGTTTGGGAAGGCGCCGGGAGCAGGAAGCCGACGATCGGCGCGACCACCCGGTATTGCTGGATCAAGGTCTTTATCGAGTCGCTCATATCCTTTTGCGAATAGGACACGGTTTCACCACCGCCGATTGCCCGCGCAACCTCGCCGATGCGGCTGCGTTCGCGGTACCGCAGCGCCACGAGCTCGATGCAGGCTTGGGCCAGATCGGGCGGTATCACCAAATAGCCGGCGGTGTATCTCAAGGTCACGCATCCCGCCTTGCGGGGCACCGCGTAACCTCTGATGACGAGCTGCGTAGGGGTGAAGAAGTACCCGGCCTGAGTTGCAAAGGGGCTGACGACGCTTTCGGCCTGTGCCGATTGGGCAGCTTCGATCGGCGGGATCACCAAGCCATCGACGATTACGAGGCTGACCGCACTCACCGGAACAGCCGCGAATTGGTATCGCACCTCGCCTGTGCCGAGGGCGCCGCCGAGACCATCGCGAATCTCGACCCAGTCCTGCGATGCGATCCGGCGATTCAGCCAGTTTTGGATAAACTCACTCGCCGCCGTGATCAGACGCGTCAATAGCGCGTCGTCGGTCGGGGGAAAGGCGCTCTGCCCGGTCTGCAGCCATGCCTTGACATCGGCGAGCGTCGTCAGGTCGGCAAAGGTCGCTCCAAGAGACGCAAAGTTTGCCATCACGCATGTCCCGCCTCATGATCGGCCGCGACAGCGACGGCGCCCCACATCCGAGCGATCGGTCTCGCATTGGCTGCGATGTCGCCGAGGGTTGCCATCGCCACCTCTTCGCCGTAGCCGGCGGCGAGGTTGATGACGAGAATATTGGCGAGGCCCTCCAACGCCACCGGCACCCCGCGATGTTGGGCCACAGAAAAGAAGGCGCGGTTGATCTCTTGCATCGCCTTGAACACGGGGTCATCGGAGGTGACCATGCCGGTCATCGCGTTCTCGGTGGTCATCGCGTCACCCTCGGGGTGACCTCATTGTCCGCCGCCGCAACATCGCAGTGGCGATGAATGACATATCCGCCATTGTGGAGTAGTCGCACGGCGACGTCGCGCGGCACCCGCACGACCCCATCGAGGTCGTGCGGGTAACGCTCCGTCCCGTGTCCAACAGCGTCCCACACCGGGAAGACGGCCCGTAATACGACAAAATCAGACACGAAATATCCCCGTTGTGAGCGTGGGTCAGCCGTTGGCGATGTTGCAGATGATGCCCATGGCGAACGGTGCGTACACAGCCAAAACTTCCTCGGCATAGACGCCGACTTGGCGTTGGCGGGTGACGATCGGCCAGTCTATCTGGTAGTAATCTTGACGGGTCTTGATCTCGGCAACGTTCGGGACCTCGTTCGACTGGTACTGAATCGGCAGGTTCTCCGCCCAGCCGATGATCGTGCCCGGCGGCACGCGCGGGTGGATCTTTATCGGAATCCGAAGTCCACCGTCGATCGCGAAGGGGTTATAATAGAACTGCACAACACCAGATGCTGTCACATGATATTCGCCCTGGCTCCCGTCGGCCGGCGAATCATAGCGCAGCAATGGTCCCGACGCGTTCGTCAGCACCTTGCTAGTTATGTTCTTGAGTTCTTGGGAGTTGACGTAGAGAACCGTCGGCGACAATTCGAAATTGTCCCACATCTTCTGGAACATCGTGTCGATTTCGACGACCGAGCCGCGACCTGATGCAGTCAGCGGCGACCCGGTGCCGGCTGTGCCGGTCGGCATAATGTTGACATAGGCACCCGATCCAGGCTTGAGCGCAGTGGTCAACAATCCGTCGTAGGCATAGCTGGAATTGGCTGAATTGTCGGCAGTGATCGCGCTTTGCGGCTGGTTGCCGGTGCTGAGCGGCGCATTGATGGCAAAGCTGTTGATCGTCGTGATCGCCTGCAAAGTCTCGGTTCCAGTCGCCGTCGAAACATACCAGGCATAAGCGGCGCCGCCCGGTATCGCGGCGACGCTGCAAAATAGGGTCTGGCCGAGGGTCAGCGCCTGGCTCGCCTCCGCGCTGATGTTCGACGAGCCGCCGGACAGCATATAGCTCTTCCCATCGGCTCCGGTGACGTTCTTCGAGGTGGCAACCCCGTTGATCACAGTCGAATTTTGGTACCCTTCGACGGTCACGCCGACCGCCTTGACGAAGTAGGTCGCCGACGGGAGCGTCGCGCCGCTGCCCGATGCCGCTAAAGTCGGGGTTGCCGGTGTGCCGAGCGCCAGCGAGGCGTTGCCGGCGAGGATTGCCATCTCCTCCTTGAGCATCATTTTTTGCAGGAGGCGGAAGGTCATCCGCGCTTGAATATCCTCGAACTGGCGTCCCGCTGAGATCGCCTCGAAGGTCGCCGCATCTTCTTCGCCTATCGTCACGTAAGTCGCCGATTTGTTGGAGGTCGAATAGGACATTTGTCCCGAGCGCTGGCCTTCCGGCACCCACCCCATGGCGTCGAAGCCGGAGCCGATGATCGCATTGACCTGGCGCCAGTTGGTGGCCGAGCCAGTGCCGCCGCCGACGCGCGGTATGACGTTCCGGATCGGGGTCACGAAGGGATAGAGATTCTTCGCCGGCGCTTGCAGGTCGTAGGCGAGCAGACCGGTGGCAGTCGAGATCGACTTGGCTAGTACGTCGTTGGGCTTCGCCAGGGCTCCCTTCAAAAGTTCCAGCGATTCCTGAGTGATCGGATTCATCGAAAAATCCTCCCGAATGGGGGCAACAAAAAGCCCAGCCAAGAGGCCGGGCCGGGCGACGGCTTCGCGACGGCAGTGCAAGCGGGCTGCGCTGGCGCAGTAAAACGAGGCTCGGCTTCGCCGCGAAGCCGGATGGCTTGTGTTGGGCTGACGTTCGGTCAGCGTTCGCCTGGCGGTACACCGAGCACGGGGATGGGATTGGCGTAGCTCGCCTTGATCAGGGTAAGTGTCTGCTCCTCCTTGCTCATCTTGGCGAGCGCGGAGGCTATTGCCGCTGGCGAGAGCGAGCCGTCACCGGTGCTGCCGCCATCTTGCTGCTTCGACACCGAGACGCCGCCCCTGGCGATCGTCAGCGGCGGCAGTGGGGTGCGAGCGATGTCGTCGACCCGCTGCGACAGCCGATCAAGCAGCGGCACCATTTCGCCGAGCGCCTTGACCAGCGCCCTCTTTTCAGCCCGTTCGTCGGCCAACACCTTGGCGAGGTCCTTCGCTCCCGAAGCTTTAACCGACTCCAATTCGGTGCCTTGGTGTTGCTCCTCGTCGATACCCGAAGTATCGCATTTGGCCCCGGCCGCGACCAGTTGGTCATGCGCCGTGCGCAAGTGACCCATCGTTTCGGCGGAATGGCGAGCACCGACCTTTACCACCGGATCGCTACTGGCATCTTCTTCTGGAACCGATTGGGAATCGGGCGATAGCTGGGAGCACGCTGTGCCGCTTGTCAACTTGCAGACGCAGTCATGGGCGATATCCATCAAGTCCTGGTGCATCTGAGCGCGTTTGCCGAGCTGCATTGCTCCGGACCGTGTTGAACCGTCGGGCGCCGTAATCTCACCCGTGCACAAATCTGTTGCTGGTAGATCGATCCGCGGCGCGACAATCCCCGGCATGTCGATTGTCGAGGTCACTGGTGGAGCGTCACCGGCCTCGCGCAGACTATCGAGAGCTCTAGCCAAGTGTCCCTTCTCCAGGACCGATAGGCCATCGATCTTCAGGCAGCTGTCGCAGGCGTAGAGAGCGATGTCTGCGAGGGCTTGATCACCTTGCGAGTGCTTGGCCTTGGCGAGGAGAGCGGCAGCAAGCTTCTGCATATTCGGGTTTCCTAAATTGAGAAGAGCGGCAATGCGTGCGGCTCCGGGTACGCCCGCGGTCATCGTGATCAATTCAGACGCCAGCAGCGCGCGGCTCTCGCCGGCAATTTGCCCGTCGGCCAAAAGCTCGTCCGTTTCGTCGGCCACCAGCGCGGTCAGAAAGCTGTGCAATTCTACAGCGATCGCCTGAATCCGCAGTGACCGTGTCGAGATATTGCCGTCGATCGCCGCCAGATCCTGGAATGCCGCCTGCAGCCACTCCAGCTCGAGGATGATTTGCGCCACATGACCGAGATCGCAAAGTGCCTTGGCGAGCGCCACAGAGGATGCCTTTTCGTTATCTCTGGCTGATGGCGGCCCTTCGATGTCGATCTTCTCCTTCCAGGCGACGATGATGGCAGCTCTGATCCGGGTTACTTGATCGGTAGTGTATCGCTGCGCGTTGCCGGGCCGGTTGATGTAATCCCAGGCGGCACGAATGTGCCGCTCGGTGTCGATCGGATAGCGTGGTCTTCCGTCCGGCTGGTATCCAGGATCGGCGTAGTCAATCCCACGTCGAGACCCTGGTGACCCGTCGTGTCCGTCATCGCTCTTCCGGCCTTCGGCATTCGCGAGCGCCCCTTCGGCCGTCCCTATCGCCTGCTTTGCTGCATCGATCGCCGCTTCGGTCTTCGTAGCACTGTCGGCCTCTGGCTCGCCTTCCGGCGGCAACCCGAGGGGTGTTTGCGGGGTCGGCGGCACGCCAGCTTCTGGTGCACCGAGCGCCCGCTTTTTGAGACATTTCACAGCGTCGCCCTTCGCGCGGTGCTGGTGATCAGGCAGGCCGCACGCCCAGATCTGGATCGGTGGATTGAAAGGTTCGCGTGTCGGCGCTGGCGCCTCCGTCACCGGCCCCACACTTCCGGCGCCTTGCCGCGGGACCCCTGCAGCCGCTTTCCAGCAGTCGAAAATCGCTTCGGGGTTCGCCGGACGATCGACGAGCGAGATTTCGTTGAGAACCAGGCCGATGATCGCCTTGGGATTACCGGCCTCGCGCTGCGTGACGCGACCGCCGATCGAAAAGCCGCGATAGACCTGGTTTCTAACTTTGACGACCGCAATCGGGTCGACGACGCGGGCGACGATTCGAGTCGCCCCGTCATCGCCGACCTCAGCTTCGAGCGTCGTTCCGGCGGCCGAGAGCTGGTGCATCTCGCGCAGTGCCGGAAAGCGCATGTAATCGGGTATCGCCGCGCGCATCGCGTCGGCCCGGACAATCTCGCCCTGGTCGTCCACCACCTCTGACGACGCGATCCCGTGCACCCGCACGGTGCCGTCGTCCTGGGGTTCGACCTTCTGGATGGCGCCGTAAAGTCGCATGGTTAACATCCCGCTAATGAGTTGCGCGAGCGTGTTTGCAGACTGGTCATTGCTCGCGCCGGGTTCGCGAAAGCACTGTTGCATCTGGCTCCTGATCGGCTGCGACCCCGGACCCCGGTTGAGAAAGTGTCGGGAGCGGCCGACCGACTGCCTGTGCCAGCAGCGCAATCGCCTTGAGCACCTGGCTCGCCGCGCCCGAATTGTCCGGAACAAGAATTTTGACGGCCGCGGCCGCGATCCCTGCCCAGACCGGGTCTCCGGTTACGAAATAGCTGAGGGCGCCGACGAGGATGCCGAGGCCGACAACCGTGCTGGGCTGCAGCGGCCATCGGAACATTGTATTCTGGAACATATCTACGATACCCGATCAATTCATTGCGTTGACTTCGAACCACGTGGCGATCACGTCATTAGCCGCGCCCGTGGTATAGGATGAGCCCGTCAGGGCTATGACAAGGCGCTCGACTCGAGTG